GACGTCTTAATGTCAGCGTTCATCTGGAAGGGTGACGACGAGGGCGGTGACGAGTTCACCGCCCTTTTTGGCGTCACGTTCCCGGTCGGGCAGATGATCAAAACGGGGCATTTGCTCCCGTGGCAGATCAACAAGCTGCGGAGCCATCCGTATTTCACGGAGGTTCCGCAGGATGCCCCGACGCCGAAAGGCAGCCGGGAACAGGACGAACGCGCCATGATCAAGCAGCAACTGGACGACCTCGGCGCGAACTACGACAAGCGCTGGGGCATCGAACGGCTGCGCGCGGCGCTGGAAGGCGCGACACGCGAGCCGCTGGAAGTGATCGAGGGCGAGGTGGTCAATGGCTGACGCGACCCTTGCCGAGCTGCGCAACCGCGTGCTGCAAAAGCTCAAGGTGCTGCAAGCAGGCGAGACGGCGGAAGCCGAGGACAGCTCACTGATCGAGGGGCTGATTGCCAGCGTCAACGAGAAGCTGCGCGACCTCGGCATTGCCTACTGGTCCGACAGCGCATGTCCGCAATCGATGCTCGAGGATTTGGCTATGTATGTCGCCTGCCACGCGGCAGACGACTACATGGACGGCGGGCAGGCCGCATCGTTCCGGCAGACTTACGAGCCGACAGCCGAACGCAACTTGCGGCGTCTGGTTCAGAGCGGCGAGCGGTTCAACAAGCCGACCCGGGCCGAGTATTTCTGATGCGCGTGCCAATGGCGACTTCCGCAGCCTCCGCTGTTGTCACGGGGCTTGCCGAGAAGAAGTGCCACAACGTCTACCGCGAGCCGCATCCGAACGACCCCACGCGCGAGAACGTGCTGATCGAAGCGCCTGGCACTCTCCAGCGTGCCGACTTCGCCGGCGCGTGCCGAGGGATGTGGCAGGCAGACGGTCACGCCTCGGGCAACGTGCTGATCGCGCAGGGGACAACGCTATCGACGTTTGTGCCTAGCTCCAACACGACAAGCAGCCTTACGGGGACCATCAGCGGGACGGATCGCGGGGATTTCGCATTCACGGAAACCGAGGGCTTTGGCCTGTTCAATGGCGGGCTGTACGTCTCGACCGGGACGGCCATCGCTGCGGTGACGGATGCGCAGTATGCAACGCTTCTGAGCGATGCAGGGGCAACCGCGTTCACGTCGGTTGACACGCTCGGGCAGCGCGGGCTGTTCACCTATAAGAACCGCTTTGGCTTTACGGCTGTTCTCGACCTCGATGACGTGACGGCGCTGAACTACTACACGGCTGAGAGTTCGCCTGACGACATCATCGCCGGCCGCGTGCTGGGCGAGTTCTACTACCTGCTGGGCTCGCAGACGATTGAGGTTTGGTCGCAGACAGGAGACAGCACGGACCCCTTCGCGGCGCAGGCGGGCATGACGCAGCAAGTCGGCTGCGCGTGCCGGGATGGCATCGTCAAGGCTGACAACTCGCTGTTTTTCGTGGACGAGGCGTTCAACGTCCGCCGGCTGGGACAGGGCGGCTCGCCCATCGTCTCGGAACCGTGGGTATCTGCGGCGCTGCGCACGGCAGGCGCGGCCAACATCATTGGCAAGACCTACCAGGACCGTGGCCACATCTTCATCAGCTACCGGACGCCGACCGCCTGCATGGTGTTCGACGTGCTGACGCAGGAATGGCACACGCGCGGGACCAACCTGCAAAACTCGTGGCGATACACGGACATCATCACGGCTGCGGGCCGGGTGTTTGTCTGCGATGGCACGGGGCAGTTTGACGAGCTGAGCCGGGACTACACGTCCGAGAGCATGGCGAGCGCTTCCACGATGGGTACGGAGATCGTGCGCGAGTTCACAGCGCACATGAGCGGAGTTCCCGATAGCCTTCCGATCACAACGCTGCGGCTCGAGAGCGCCAAGGGCGTAGGCGTGGCGACGGGTCAGGGCGTCAATCCCATCGTGCGGATGCGTGCGTCAGTGGATGGCGGCAATACGTGGACAAACTGGCGTGACCGCAAGCTCGGCGCACAGGGTGTCTACGATCAACGGACGGTCTGGCATCGCTGCGGGCGCACGAAGCTTGCGGGCATGGTGTTTCAGTTCAGCAAGTCCGATCCCGCGCCGGCGGCCTATCTGGGCGTCCTCGTCAATGAGGATCTGTGATGGCGCGGGCTCCTAAACCGCCATCGCTGGCTGTTCCGCTGGTGGACAAGGACGGGCGATTAACGCCTGAGTGGTACAAGTATCTCACGGGCGGCGTGACGTTCACGGACAACGTCAACAGTGGGGTGACACAGGCCCAGGCTGCGGCAGCGCAGGCGCAGGCGACGGCAACGGGAGCGGTCGCGGGCATCGCAACGCTTGCGAGCCAGACAGCGCCGGGCGGCTTCTATGCCTCTGCAACGCCTTCCAGCGCATTCGGGGATCGTGTTGGTTCGGGAACTGCGACGACTAACGCGGTGACGGTGACGCCGACAGGCGGGACGGGGCCTTACACCTATGCGTGGGTTCTGGACTTGGCGAACTTCACAATCGGCGCGTCAACATCTGCAACGACCAGCTTTTCCGGGTTCGTGTCCATCGGCACGACCACGGAGGACATCGCAACCTGCACGATCACTGACAGCCTTGCGGCGACGGCAAGCATATCAATCGGTGTCGCCATTTATGGCGAAGGCGTCGCGCCGTAACTTTTTGAAATCAGGACGGCATAACTATGTGGCCTATGATAATTGCAGCACTTGGAAGCGTAGCTGGCGGATATCTGGCGGGCGAGGGCTCGCGGAAATCTGGCAAAGCGCAACAGGACGCTGCCAACCAGACGACTGCGCTTCAGAAGCAAATCTACATGGATCAGCGGGGGCTTGCAGCTCCTGGCTACATGACGGGCGGCGCAGCCAGTAACAAGCTGGCGGCGTTGTTTGGCATCGCGCCGCAGGACTACCAGGCGGCGTATGGCGGCGGTGGGGGCGGCGCGGTCAACGGCCAGTCCGATCAATGGTCGGGCTATCTCGCGTCCAACCCTGACGTGATGGATTACTGGAAGTCCAACGCCAAGCTGCGTGAGCAGTACCCGAACGCGAACGACTTCGCGTCCTATCACTACGCCAACTTCGGGCAGCAGGAAGGCCGGCAGCTTCCGACCGGCCAGCCGATGCAGGGCGCGGGCGGCGCGCAGCAGATGCAGGGCGGCCAGTCCAACCCGCTCGCGGAGTTCTACGCCTCGCCTTATGCGAAGCTCGCCACGACGATTTCAGACGGCCAGTTCGACCAGATCAAGGGCAACCTCGGCGCGGCCGGCAAGTCCATCAGCGGGGCTGCGGAAGGCCGCTATGCGAAGACGCTTGCAGGCAACACATACGGCGCGTTTGGCGACTACACGAACCGGCTCGCTGACTTGGCAGGCATGGGCCAGAACAGCTCACAGCTAGCAGCGCAGGCGGGCAGCAATTACGGCGTCAACGCAGGCAACTCGATGATGAAAGCCGGTGATGCTCGAGCGAATGCGCTTTCATCCGCATACAAGGGCTATGGAACCGGCATCAGCGATGCCGTCGGCGGTATCGTAGACTACGGCAACAAAAATAAGTGGTGGTCTACATGATGATGCAAAACCCGCTTGCACCGAAGCCAATGGGCGGGCCTGCGCCGGCCCCGATGAACCCGACCGGATCAATGGGCCTGCAACAGTCCATGCCTGCCCCGCCGAACAATGCACTAATGCAAGCAATCGGCGGCGGGCTGAACGCCTTCCGCAAGAGCTTCGACCCGGAAGGCTACAAGGCCAGCCAGGCCGAGGCGAAAACCGCAGAGGGCGACAAGCTGAAACAGACGCTCGCGCTCATGCAGCAGCAACGCGCGATCCCCGAGGCGCAGCGCGGCCAGTGGTGGCAGCAGAACGCGCCGACCATCAGCAAGATCATCGGGCAGGACGTCTCGCAGATGCCGCTGGATGTGTCGAAGTTCAGCGACCAGGCGCTCGACGGGCAGATCGCGGCGCTGTCGGCGCAGGCGGGGATTTCGCCGGAAGTGGCGAAGCCCGTGCAGTTCCAGAGCGTCAACCTTGGCGATGGTGGTGTGGGTTCGTTCAACCCGACAACGGGCCAGATGGAACTTGTGCGCGAGCCGTCGCCGCAGGAAGCCAAGGGCGCGGACATCCGGCAGGTGGGCAACCAGATCGTTGAGCGGCAACCCGATGGAACCTGGAAGCCTGTGTTTGAGGGCTCCTCGCCCGCTGAGACGGCGCGCGTTTTCCAAGGCGTCATTGATCGCCAAACGGGTGAGCAGAAGCTCATCATGAACAACGGAACAATCATCGGCACGGGCGTTGAAGCCTATGTTGCTCCGCAGATCATGAGCTTCGGCGGGCTTCCCGTTTCAGTGGACAGGCGCACAGGTGAAAGCTCCGAGCTTGCGCCGCTGTCTGATGTCGCGGGCAACAAGGCCGCGCTCGCAAGCGCCGAGGTGCAGGGCAAGGCGCAAGGACAAGTCGCGTTTGACCTGCCTAACATCGAGATGCGCGCGAGAGCTGCCATTGCATCGCTTGACGACCTCAAGGGCCGCAACATCGGCACGCGGTTCGGGCTTCAGAGCAAGCTGTATGCCATTCCCGGCACAGAAGGCGCGGACGTGCAGTCACTTGTCAGCCAAGTGGTCAGCCAAGCATTTCTCAACGCGTTCGAACAGCTCAAGGGTGGCGGCGCCATCACGGAAACCGAGGGCAAGGCAGCGACAGCGGCCATCACCCGGCTTCAGAACCAGAACATATCAGTTGGCGAAGCGCTTAAGGCGATGGACGAGCTGCAAGGCTATTACCGGAAGGGCATCGAAGTTGCCCGCCAGCGCGCAGTCAAGGCTCCCGTGCTGCCCAACCGGCCGGCAGCGGCAGCGCCTGAGAGACGGACGCGCGTGGGTGTTCCGCCCCTGCTTGCCAAGCCTGAGAGCGGCGCGGCTGCTATGGGTGACGACGAGCTTAAAGCCATGCTGGGGCTCGACTAATGGGGCCGCAACCGCAGACTGTCAGCAAGGCCGATGCGCTCGCAGAGGCTTACAAGCGCGGCTTGCTCCCGCCCGAGAAGAAAGCGGCTTACGAGGAAGCGCAGCGGCGCGGGCTGTTGAAGTCTGCCGCCCCGTCCCTCCGCTCCGAGACTGACGCCATCATCGAGGAAGCCGCAGCGGCTATTCCTGGCGGATACGAAGCGTTCATTGCCAAGCCGCCAAATGCCGAACGCATGAGGGCAATGGGCTACGTGCCTGACCCGCTTGCGCCTGCAAGCACGGGAGGCTTTTCCAAGCCAAGGGCGCAACCCCAGCAGGTAGTCGGGCCGTTAACTGGCGACACGTCACAGCCAAACGTCTTCACGGACGTGATGCGCGGCCTCGAGGCTCCGATTGCAGGGCTGACGGGCGGCGGTCTGGAAGGCTGGGCGAAAACCACAACGCGCGACCCCGTGCGCGGCGCTGTCGAGGCTGTCGAGTTCATCAGCCCCGTGGACGAGGCGGGCCGCGCCTATTTGGGCCTGCGTGACGCTGGCGCTGGCCTCATTGAAGGCGACATGGGCAAAGCCGCGCAAGGCGCGCAGCAGTTTGCAACTGATGGCAGCTTTGCAGCGCTTCAGATGCTTCCCGGCTCAATGACAGCGCGTGGCCTGACCGTGCCGAAAAACACGCTTGCGCTGAACGTGGCCGATCTGGAACGTGCGGCCGTGCAGGCCACCAGAGCCCCGCCCATTCGCAAGCCCGCTCCGCAGGTGGCAGAGGCTCCCGCGCAGCCCGCGCCCTTCAGCGCCCCCGCAGAGCCCAAAGCGAGCGGGTTCCTGCGCAACAATGCAGACAGGATCGTTGGCGGTGGCGTGGGTGCGTTTGCGGGTAGCGCCGGGGACGCTCTTGCGGCGCCGGGAGACGGCAACGAAGGCGGCGGGCCGGATATCATCAATCCGGGTACTGGCGCGATTGCGGGAATGATCGCCCCGCGCCTTGCCGGGCGCGGCTTCCGTGCTGCCGTGAAGCCATTCCGCCCAAAAGGGTTTGATGAGCGCGTGGTGTCCAACGTTCTCAAGAACGCGCTGGCGCCTCTGGGCAAGACCGCTGATGAAGTCAAAGCAAGCCTTACTGCGCAGTATGGCGACAAGCCTGTGTCTCTGGCAGACGCCACGCAGCAAGCGCAGAACCTCGGCGTTGGCCTCTCGCGCCTTCCGGGCAACGCCCCCGAACTTGCAAGCCAACAGGCCGCATACTTGCGCCGCACGCAGTCAGGGCGTCTGTTCTCTGACGTTGAGACGACCACGAATATAAACCCGGCGACGGTCACGGCTGATCTTGACGCGGCCATCAAGCAGGCATCCGAAGAAATCAGCCCGGCTTACGAGGCGTTGTTTGGGAAGTATGCGGGCGTCAACTCTGAGCGCCTGATGCAGCTCGCGGATGACACTGTCGTCGGGAAATATGTTCGCGCGGCTATCAAGGAGGCAGAGAGCCTCCAGACAACCGCAGGCCAGGCCCCGAGCAACGCGCGGACATGGGATCTGGTCAAGCGTGCGCTGGATCGGCCAATCGACAAGGCGTTCTCTGGCGGCAGCAGGCCAAGCGAAGCCCTGCTAAGGGCGCGCGAGGCGGTTGTCAGAGAACTTGACGAGCTGATGCCGGAATATGCGGCTGTGCGCGAAGGAGCAGATGCGCCACGCATGAAAGACGCCCGCAAGAAAGGCGCTGAGATTGCCGGTGGTGGTCTGTCGGTCGAGAAGGTCCGCGCCATCGCGTCGAAGCTGACCGGCAAGCCGCTGACGGCCCTGCAAATGGGCGCGGTTGAAAAGATCGTTCCCGACATTGAGAGGGGGCGCAACATTGACGGCCTGTCCAGCGAGCGCATGCGCGAAATGCTCGGCGATGTGTTTGACAAGGACGTGGCTGATAACCTAGTTGCCCGCGTTCGTGCGGAACAGGTCATTATCAAGAACGCACAGCGCCGTGACCCCAACGTTGGTTCTGCGACATCGCAGGCCGGAATGGGCGGCGCTGGCGGCATCCAGAACGCTGCCGAAATGGCGCAGACCGCGTTGGCGTTCAAGACAAACCCGCTCGCCACGGTCCTTGCAGCGATGTCCCGTAGCGGCTCCTTCAGCAAACCCCAACGCGACCTCATGGCCGACATTCTTTATGGCGGCGCGACAGACGAGAACCTGGCCCGCATCTACGGCAACCGCCCCCCACGCAATGCGCTGAACGTGGAGCCGCCCCCGACGCCGCAGGGACCGCCGACAAATGCACTGGCTCCACGCAGGCCAGAGCAGGCGGGCTTCTTCAGCGGAGGAGGCAAGTCCCTTCCTATGGATGAAGCGTCAGCGAAAAACCCCGGAGGCGTTGGCCCCCGAGGTTCATCCGCAGATACTGCGGCAAGCACAAATTCAGGTGCGTTTCGATCCACGCCCGAAGGC